GGCCAATGTTGACCGCATCACTACCTATGCTTTTGCCAAGTCCGATATCTTCAACCGTCAGGTTGGTTTGATCGCTGCGTATAACTTGGAGAAGGCCAAGAATAAAACTGATCCAAATGTATTTGATCCAAAGGCTTTTGAAGTAGCCGAGAGCGTCGTGGCGGATGTTTATGGTTCGTCATTCCCGAAGGCTGCAGCTCCGATCATGGGCAGTGATATCGCTAAAACTGCTTTGACGTTCAAGCGGTTCGGCATCAAGCGTATCAATCTGCTTCAGGCTGCATACAAAGAAGCCACTAGGGATCTTGACCCCAACGACCCGGATTCAAAAATCATTCGGGATGCGGCTCGTAGAGAAATACTTGGATATTTTGGCACGGCATTTGTGTCGGCTGGCGCGCAGGGTATGCCGCTGGTTGGTGGAGCCATGCTGCTTGTTTCTGTGCTTAACGGCGTTCTTGGTGACGATGACGAGCCATATAACCCTGACTTCCACATGCGCGAAACCATAGGATTGTTTGCGTACAAAGGTCCAATTAACTATTTGCTTGGTATAGATATTGCGAGCCGTACTGGTTGGACGGGAATGTTTTGGCGAGAAGACCCCAAACGCGTGGCTGAAGTCGGGCCGGTTACTTACGCTATGGAGCAGTTATTGGGTCCGGCGTATTCTTACGCAGTAGGCGTACCGAAAGCATTTGATTACATGGAAGAAGGTAAATACCAGCGTGCTTTTGAGCAGCTTGCTCCGCGATTTGCCGCCAACATTTCCAAGGGCTTCAGGTACGGTACCGAAGGCGCGTTGACCGCAAAAGGCGTTCCGTTGGTTGATGATGTCAATGCATACAACGTGTTTATGCAGATCATTGGATTTCGCCCAAGTGACGTTGCTGAAGCCGGTGATATAGCCGGTGCAACCAAGCAGATGGAGAGCAAGATCTTCCAACGTCGTAATGCAATCATTGCCCGTGCTGCCGTGGCGCGGATGAGTGGGGATGTAGATGGGTTCCAAGAAGCCGTTGCAGAAGCAGCGGAATTTAGCCGCAAGCACCCGAGGCTTGGCATTACGCCCAAGACGGTATTTGAGGCTGTGCAGCGTCGTACCAAGAAATTGGCTATGTCCGTCAACGGTGTGACGGTAAACCCCAAGGTAGCCCGTGGTATCTACGAAGAACTTGGCGTAACGGAAGAGATTGAGTAAAAAACCCCCCGGCGAACCGGGGGTAAGGAGTCTCCGCTCAAGGAGTACTAGAGTGCGAATCCATTCTAGGCGGTACCCTCCAAACACGCAAACCGTATACCCCTTTTTCTATAACATGTTTACACAACACGTTTAGCTTCATACGGCGAGCTTCAGATAACACCCATTTCTCCATCCGTTTGCGGTTGATGCACGGTATGAAGAAGGACGTACCCGGCTGGAACTTATTCCATTCCACCAGTACTGGCAGATTGAATATCCGCATCGTCGTCCATTAAAAATTCTTCGTTAAAAAAGCCCAACTTGGTTGTATCAAACCAGAGGCACCGTGTACCTGCCGTATTGTGAGCAGCGGTGCCCACGAACATGCGCTTGACGCGGATGACTTCGTTATTGGGATGAACAACCAGCGCCTTGGCCTTGATGTAAGGCTTCAGCGTCTCGTCAAAATTCATGCTTAGTCGGTTGCATTCGTTTCGGTAGGAACTGGCCGATACATACAACATCTTGGTGTCAGGCTCATACCGCATGCTAAGCGCGTTGCGGGGTTCCCGAATCGGGCCTTGCTCCAGTCCAGTACGCTTGTCCTGCTTGCCGTTGATAATCAGAACCTCGTGATATTTGTTCTTCATGAACAAACTAAGGAATTCATCAGCATCGAACATATAGGACTTGCCTTTAACACGGCTGTCCTTAATTAACTGAATCCCATAATCAAATACTGGTTGAACGGGAATGTCATGCAGTTGAAGTTTTTTGGAGACCATGCCCCCTGTTATTGACAAGGCTACAATCAAACTCCAATACCGTTCGGTTGATCGAGTGCTCGCCTGAATGTCTACCTTGTCACGAATCTTATCAACAAGGTTTCTAACTACGGGAAGTTGAGAAATAACGCCTTGAGCGTAGGGTTCAATGGCGTGTCCGTAGTTATTCTTCAGCCGCTCAAAGTGAGTACGCGACCATATGGCATCTGCGTTTGGTTCAGGTTCTACCGGAATTTCAAGGACTCGTTTTAATTCACCATCTGGAAACCCCTTTAGGGATAGCAGTATGTCCATAACAGATCTATTAGACGACGAGATAACGCCAGTCTGAAACTGCGTGGTATTTATACGTTCGCTATTCTCATGCTGCTTCATTCTGTTTTTGCCGCGCCCAGACGTAACGTCGTAAATCTGTTGCGACATTTGCTCAGGGTCCATGTTGGTGATCTCGTCCATCGTCACGGCAAGACTTTGCATAACGCCAAGCCGGTTCATACGTGAGTTGTACGTGTCCTTGGGAGCAAGGGTGAGTTCCTTTGGACGCCCGTAGATGCTGTTGATGGCATGCAGAATCGTGGTCTTACCCGAACCAGAATCCCGACTAAACAGGTTGACGAGGAAACCTTCCAGTCCAGTAAACCGCATTAGCGGTACGCCAAACCCCAAAAAGAAAGCAAACGCACGGTATTCCAGACCGGGAGTGGCATAGTGATTGATGATATTTTTCCACGTATGAAAGTCGCCCTTAGTTTGGAAGAACGGCACATTTGGTAGCGTCGGGGCAGAAGGCGGGCTGTATACCACTTCCGTGGCTTTGATCTCGCGTTCCCCGATAATCATGGACGACTCACCGTCTGTCCAACCAAACTGACGATGCGCCTTTTCTGCTTTTTCGTTCATCAACCGGTAGTTCCAAGTCTCTATGTAATTCATCAACGTTTCCTGCTTCTTGCCAAGCACTACGACTCCGTTAAACGCCACAACCCCCATAAACTTGTCTCTGGATACCGTGGAGGTATTGGGAAGAATGATGTCCCTTACGCCATCTTTGGGGGTGTGGAACCTTAGTAACAAGGCATCTCCCAAATCGGGATCGATAATGCGTTTGACTACATACAAGTCATACGGATAAATGAGTTCATCAATCTCGGTATCGTCTTCTTTGCTTTTGACCTTGCGGTAGATGCCACCGTTGCGTCCACGGAAATAAGGGAACGGGTACTTGGGTATCGTGTACTGTCGTTCTTCCTTGGTGACTTCTTCAATTTGTACGATTTTGTTATCTTCTTCAGAAGCCTCAACAATCTCCTTGCTCAACTGGATTGGCGATGTGAACTTGTGCGGACATCCTTCGCACAATGACGGCTTTATTTTCTTAAACGTCTCGCAGGTATACGGCCCTTTAGTCTCGTTGGCCTTCCGCTCGGTGGCTTCTGGTGAGTAGTCAGGATGTTGCCTAGACAGCACATGGATGGCTTTGTCTCTATCCACACAGACTTGGGCGATGCTAAGCCCTGCTCGCCACATGGGTTCTTCTAACGTGGCTTGCTCGTTGAAGATGTAAGCAATCTGAGCGCAACCTGTGCCTTCCAGCGATTTAGTCAGGATCGCTTTAAAGCGCGACTGGGAGTTACCCATCAATGCCAAAGTTGTCGGATCTAGCTGTCTCTTTATCGGTGCAGGAGCATTGAGCGAATCAACGCTTGGCTCAAGAAGTTTATGGATATCATCAGGCGATAGCTGGGCACCTACATGTAACACCTCAACCAAAATTGGGTTGGTTGGGTCTTTGACATGGTAGGTCTCGGGGATACGCAGGATGCGGGCGGCTTCGCCCGTCACAACCGGATCAACTTCAAACTTGTGCTGGACGCACAGTTCCTTCAGCCGTTCTGCATATAGCGTCCACCGCTCGCGTGGCAAAGCCTCGGTGCATATCCAATAAATATGGGCACCCATACCAGACTTTACAATCGTCGGGCGCGGCAGACTTGTGGTCTTGCAAAAAGCCTTGAGTGCTACAAGGCCATCGTTCAATTCCGCAAACGGCTTGCCGGGGCCGCAGTCCAGATCAATGTAGAACGACTTGAGGGCGATGGCGTTCTTGGTAGTACGACGACCTTCAGGCCCGTACTTAGCCATGCCGTAGAAGGCGTTATATTTTGTAGTTACGAACTCATCGGCATGTTGAGATATCTCATCAACACTACCAACAAACCGCTGGCGAACGTCCTTGTTCTCCCCATCTTCCTTGATGCCAACGGTACAGTAGGACTCACCTTTTCCCAGTGGGGGAAGAACAAGAGAAAGAAAGTCCTTACGTGTAAGCATAGCCGTCCTCAAAAGACCGTCAAATAGAATGGGCAGGGGCAGACGGCGATGCCCTTTTCGGTAGCGAACCTAGCCCACCTACTTTTACGACAATTTGTCGATTAGTTTCTGTACCTGTTCAGCGTATTTGGGAGAGACATCTCGCTTACCCATGAACCACGAGTAAACAGTTTGTCTGCTCACTTTAAGGTACTCCGCAACATCAACAACAGGAACGTTCAGCCGAATGCAAATTTTGGCTAATTGCACACCAAGATAAAAAGCATTTGCTTCATAAACTGCCTGTACCATTAAAGTTGTGTAGCCCTTAATGATTGCCATCAGTCATCCCAATCAGCAAGAATCTTGGACAGATCAGGTTTGCTGGCTGCGGCCTCCTCGACCTTCTTTGAAACACGCTTCACAGGTTCAGCAACCACCACTTCTTCCACAGGTGCGGGTTCTGCTGCGGCCTTCGGAGTCGGTAGCGTCTTAGTCTTAACGCCATCAACCTCGGCAACCGTCATGGTTATTGCACGTTTGGCAACGTCAGTCTGGCCTTGCTTGATAGCGATCTGATGTTGATCTGCTTCCAAGAACTTGACCGCCTTGAAGTTGACTTTCGGAGTAGCACTGCTGGTATCAAACCGCATCTCGGTAACGACTGCGGTTACTGGAATACCTTTACTACCAAGCATCTTACCGTAGGCTTGCAGAGGCCACTTGCCGTTAGTTCCTTCGCCAAAGATTGACGTTGAAGGCAGCGTCAACTGAAATACGTCACCACCAACATCATTGGCAAGCACGACAGCGATACGCTGGTAGTAGCGACAAGCACGGCTATTGCCTTGTCCAGAGCCAGCAATATTCTGAGGGCAATCTACGCAACGCTTAGACTGCGGCGATGCAGCCTTGGCATCAGGCACATCACCATCAGCCGACCAACAATCAGGGGCAGCGACTTCGCCACCTTCCTGATACTGCTGTGCGTAGTACGTACGCGATACCTTCGGCGCAGCAGCGACGATCACCACATTCAGATGGCGATCCTCGTTATGGGTCACTTCCTTACCATTGATCATGAGTCTCCACACGCTTCCACGAATGGAGATGCGCTTGGATTGCGACCCACTACCGCCGCCCATGAGAGCCTTAGTAGTGTCGTCAACTTGCAGGGTCTTTAAATAATCTGGCAACCCTGAATCCAGAACAGCAATATCATTGCTCATATGCGCTCCTTAGCGTTTTACGATAACCACGGTTTGTCCGATGTCTGCCTGTAACCCCGGCGGGTGAAGGTTTTGATTCTCTTCAAGGAACTGCTCCATATTCGCGTTATGGATGCGATGCTGAAGCAACGAGAAGGCGTCGTTATCTTTGACAAATCGAAAGAACGAATCCCAATCGTTAGTCCAGTAGTGTTTGTTCAGTCTGCGCGAAATGGTGCCATGCTCAGTGCGGATGGTTTGAGCACCCTGCGCTTTACATATCTCTAGTAATTGCTCAGAGACAACGTCAAGTTGTGCTTTGAGTTCTTCATCTTTCTTTGCTAGTTCTCTGCGAGCGTCTCGTATTTTTACGTAGACCGCCGCAAGTTTTTCTGCGTTCATTGCACTCATGCTGTTCTCCTTGTGGGTCTATGAATTTATGCCTCTTGCTTTACACTGTCAAGCAACCTCCGACACAAAGTTTCTATAAAGTTCGATCAATTTGGTATGCACATCTAATTTCTGAGACAGCATCTTGTAGATGTGCTTTTCAACAGGACTGCCTTGCAAGTGTACTACTGTGCATGGATGGTGCTGACCCGCACGGTGGACGCGGGCGTTAGCCTGCAAATAAGTCTCAATAGACGTTATCGGTCCCCACCAAACAACAACGTTGGCCGCATGCAACGTGACACCGTGTGCTGCTGCTTGCGGCTGTATGACAAGCACTCGCGGCTCTGGATCTTCTTGA